CTTGGGTATTCAGAAGCCCAGAGGACCTTGTTGAACTCTTTCGAGTAAGCGTACCAGAACGGCCTCTCTTTATTACGGAGGAAGTTCAGTGTCTTCTTCTCCATGTCATACCAGACAAGAGCCCAAGCCCCTTGGAGGTGCTTCAGGGTTTCTTCGACACCGACCTTGGCGAAGGCCATGAAGATGGCTTGGCTATCGACATCGGTCTTCTCTCCGATGATCTCTTCGAGCTTAACCCAAGACGATTTATCTAGTGTTCCGTTGTGGGCACCGACGATGTGGTCGTACTGGTAGGGATGGGCGTTCACGGTATTGACGACGCCACGAGTAGCCGCCCTGTTATGTCCGATGAATACCGACGACTGATGACCAGACAGGGCGTCTTGGAACTTCTTCATATCGAAGAGATCGAGGGGATGGCTTGCGATCTTGGAGATTTTAACCTCGCCGTTGTTTCGGACAGCCGCCAGTCCGGTGCTATCAGGACCCCGAAAGAAATCAAAAACAAGGAGACGCTTCAAAGTCGCCTCGTCCTTCCATTCGAGTTTACCTGCAATTCCTACGTGACCACACATTAAAACTCTCCATTCTTAAATGTCCGCACAGTTTCTCGAACCTCTTTGACTACTAATTGAACAGGTGTAGTATTACTGAGATAGTGAGGTTTTTTGGAAGCCTCAGAGGCGTATCTGTAGGCCTCTGTATAAGAATCAAAAGACCGAGGAACGTTGTGTCCACATCCTTCATAGACTGTGTAGGTTGTGTATTTCGATTCTTGGTAACTCATTATACTCTCCTATACCGGTACTTCGCCTATCGGTGCTCCGCCACTGAGAAGCGGGTTACTACTTACCTTGATCAAAGGCACTTCTCGTAGCTCGAAGACGTCAGGTAAGGTGTCGATTGTCGTAGAAGAGTGTGGGTTCGTAACCCTGCTACCTAATTCTACTATTAACGCCTTAGCAAAAACGTGCGACGCCTTCAAGAGAGTATTAGAGACAGAAGACTGAATGACGTATCTCTTTGCAGGCAGGTACTGGCTAGCCGAGGCCGGGTTTTGTAAATACTCGACGACTGCTGCCTTGATCATGTCTCTGTTGACAGGTATCAGCCTATACACCCGGTACTTCTCAAACTTCGCCGAACCCTGTTGACACTGTTTCTTGATCCTTTTCAGGAGATCAAGCCGGGTGTATCTCTCTATACAAGGCTCTCCGTCGTAAGTATACGTATACATCTTAGCCATTAGTTCAAGCCTTTCAGCTTTTGCTTCTGGTTTTTATCCCTCATGGCTAGGATGTCAGGCTTCAGACGATGCATCCTGTCTTTGATATGGACGTCGGGGTTGGTGACGACGAGATCATACAACTGATCGAGAGTCCAGCGTGCAAAATTGTAGTAGCCCCGATATTCCGGGTGGCCTTGGACACCGAAGCAGCAGGTATCCCGATAGAAAAAAGCCTCGACGTCATTCGACGACTTGTCTTCCTTCTTGTTAGGTGCCATCCACCGAACCTTAGACTTAAAAGCCTCGGCCAGTAGCTCCATGCCCCCTTCTTTGTTAGGGATACAAGACTGGTGATGTACAGAAGAGACATTCTGGATCATCTTCTTGGCACGAACATCCCACATACCATGGTCTCCGGTATGGTTATCCACGTCCTGATAAAGCTTCCCGCCATTCATGACGTGCAGGAATTGAGCACCACGACAGACACCGAACATAGGGATACCCTCTTCAAGGCAGGTCTTGTAGAGGTTCATGTCCATCTCGTCACGCTTCTTATCGAAGTGCGTAGTGTGGTACTTCTCTTCTCCATAAAGGGAGGGGTCGACATCGACACCACCCGTGAATACGACGAGATCGGCCTTCTCAGGTGTACGGGCACGTCGGCAAGACGCACGAACGAAGAGGTCGGCGAAAGCGATCTGGTCATAGCTATCACCGGCGACGTAGACGTCCAGCCACAACTCAGGGTAAGGCAGCGAAGAATCACGCATGACCGTGACCTTCCTTGCCCCGATTTCAGTCACGCCAGTAGCGTTCTGAGAAGATTGAAGGTCTTTGTTTTCGTTTGCCGCTGGCATGTTTAGTCTCCTTTTTCGTCTTTCGAGTTTGCGGTGGTGCCGCGTGTTCTTCCGAGCCATCCTCAGTCTCTTTCTCTTTAGACTCCCGTGTCTCTACGGCGGCCGCTACCTTGAACAGCCTGTCATAAGCCGCTTCCCTACTACCGTAGTAATAGTCAAAAAGGGCGTCGTAAAGGTCCCAGACTAGGTGGTCTGAGCTTCCATAATGTCTATACATGGGCTGCCTTTAAAATGGGTGGGAGGGGTGTCGCACAAACCCCTCCCTGATGGACGTACTTTAACCTCCACCTCTGCATCGTCTTCGTATTTAAGAGGTTGCACCCCCTTAAACAGATCAGATGTGTGGGTCGGATGTCTTATAGACGATTGACGTCGTGCATTGCCAGACACTCACAGTTGTTGCCATTTCTGGCCCAGAGGAGGGGAGGGATCGAACCTCCCTTTCTTGATAGGAACCTACAGTTGAGTACGTCTATCTGTCCTAGGCTGCAGCCTCTTCAGCTACGACCTCTGTCGAAGGTTTCGACGGAAAGCTCTTAGTCTTCGGTGTGTCCGGCTTAGCCGTCTTCAACGCCTCGGCTTTCGCTCTCATATCACGGAAACGCAAAATCTCCTGAGGTTTATCAGACCGGCGACCTGCACGCCAGCAGTTGTCCTTGCCTGACTTATCCTTGGCTTCGGCCTCGGTGAGGAACACCGTCTTACCCTTCTTCCAGTGTTCGAGCTGGACCTTCTGCATGTTCTCGTTCGAGAGGTCGCCGCCGTAAGGGTCGGGAAGCGAGGTCCACTGAGGAGGCGGCGCATGGGGATCGGCGACAGCCCCCGCCCCGATGTTCCTGAAAAGACCGAAGATATAGTTCGGATGAGACGAAATCCTTCCGATGTCTCCGGGTTTTGAGATGAGGCCCTGTCCGGTATAGACGGAGTTGTCAATAGCTCGAATGAACTCGAAACCTTCTTCACGAAGAATCTGAAGCCACTTCAGACCGACGCCGCCGGATACCTGAGACTGTGTCAGGATGGCGATAAAGCCGTGGTTCGGCATATCAGACGTCGAGAACGTACCGAAACGAATGCGATTCTTGAAGATGTCGCGCCAAGTCGGACCGACAAACTTCATGCCTCCCTCGCCGTCAGGGATGGGATTGCCTCCGTCACCGCCGACGAGTTCGACAGAAGCCTTGGCGTCGGGATCGACCTTGAAATTCTGGATGATGCAGACGGCGCAACAGCCCCAGTACGAACCGGGGATCGACGAACCAAAACGTAGAAACTCCATGCTAAATCTCCTTGCTTTTTGCGATAGCCTCTTTCATGAGGCGGTGGGCGGTAGTGAACTTATTACCCGTTCCGGTGCCACGGCGACGGCCACGGGGCTTTGTCGTCTGAGGCAAGCTGAGAGAATCTTCCTCAGACATATTGGCTAAGAGCTTACGCCTCTCTTCGCGGGCGAGACGGGAAAGCAGATCGCGGGCGTCTGGGTTTTTTACCCCGATTTTCGATCCCTTCTTCTGGATTCGGCGTATCAGGCTGGACATTGAACTCCTCCTCTACTTCTTTCTTGTTCGTGTAGTTCAGGTGAAAGACGTGAACGATAGAGGAAGAGTTGCTGTTCCTCCATTTGTTGACACGCTTAAAACCCCTCTCTTCTACGACAGGGAACCATTGCACCTGAGAGGTATACGGATCATGAGGTATCTCGGCCAGAGTTATCTCGATGATTCCAGTCGGCCGGTGTTTCTTGCAGAAGGCGATATATCTGTCGAAACGCTCCAGATACGTCTCGGAAGGGGCTTCGTCAGTAAAGAAGCTCTCATCGGACTTGATGTGGGCGCCGAACCTGTCAGGAGATTTGAATTCGACCTCCGAACGAGCGCCTAGCACGCTCTTAGGGTTCTGTCCGAAATTCGAAATCGTCTTGATACCGCAACACCTACCCCCGTGAAAACCTAGATGCAGCACGGCCTTCTTCCTTTCCTGTATGGGCTAGCCAGTCGGCTACGCCGTCGTTGCAAGACACCTTCTCACCATAAAGACGTAAATCCATTACCTCGTATGCCCTCCTTCCTTAACCCAATCACCTGATGGTAACAACTCTGCATTACCGTTCAGGTCTCGATTAAAAACGTACAGAAAGCCGTCGAGATATTCGACACGACGAAAGAGCGATCTCTCGGGGTTCTGAGGATCATATCCTTCGTAGTAGTCAAGGTCTTCAAGACCCTCGTCGTCTACCGTGATACACTCCGCTATCACAAACGGACCTTCGTTGTGGTTCCCGGTTTCGAGCTTGATACCCGGAAACCAGCCTAATTTGTAAAGCTTTCCGGGTATCTTGAAAGTAGGTCTGCCGTCGTTAGGGCGCAGAGTGCCGTAGACGTATACGACATGCTCGTTTTCACTCATATTCTTCCTTCTATTCAAGATGTTACGAATGTCAAGAAATCTTTTCAATAGACCTTTATTTCTGGCACCCATTGGCCTTTAGCGTCCTTGACCATCATCTGGGGCTTGAGGTCGTACTCGGGTACGATGGTGCCGTTACGGACGAGACGGATGCGTTCTCTCCGCATCATATCCTTTTCTGCGTGACGCCATAACCCCTCAGAGATAGAGCCATCGGGGTTCAGCCCACGAAGCCAAGGCCGGAAGGGTTTCGTTGTGTTGTTCATGTCCATGCCTACCAGATGAGAGTTAAAACGAAGACGAAGACGAACGCAAAAAGGAGCGTTACGGCATCCGTCTTAGGCGGCGGAAGGCTGTGGTTCATTGGGGATTCCTATGAGATTACAGAGGAGGTTCTTAGCCTCTTGTTGGTCTTTCTCAGGCGCCTTCGTGACGATCGAGCCGTGAGGCAACTCGAAAGAACGACGATTGTTACCACGTCCTAGAACTACGCGCATTTCATTCTCCTAACAAATCTAACGAATCTGAGGATTAACGGATATCGAGATAGACGACGTACAGCGACACCCCCAGCAAGGCTAGAAGCGAGAGCAGGACTCCGACGAAGAGAAGAAACTCCTGATCTAAACCTAAACCAGACATTACTCTCTCCTGTCGTGATACGTGACGAACGTGCTACAGTGGACACGAGACTGATGGACATTTGCCCAAGGTCGACCGTTCTTCCTGATCTCAATAGAGAGATTACCGAGATAGGCAGAGAGACAACGGGCACCTGATATGGCATCGATCTCGGCTCTATAGGTGACTTGGACGTTAGTCTTGGGCGTCATCACGGTATAGTCGGCCATCGGTCACACCCTGAAACCGTATCGAGACAGGGAAGAAAGAGCGCTTTCGTACTTGTCAAGCAGAATCTTGTCATAATCTGGACGATCAGACGACGGCTTCCGAATTGAACGAGACATCACAGATACCTCTTGTCGTCGCGATGAGACTGGCAGTCATGGCACTGACAACCGCCGTCCATCTCGTTACGGAAGACGAAGTACATGACGTAAGCTCCAGCCGCCATGATGAGGACGAGAAGGCCAAGGGTTTCATAGAGTGTCATAATAATCTCCTGTTTACGAATGATACTGGAAGGACGGAGGGATCACAGGCATCGGCTTAACCCCGCCATACTATGGCCTCCCCCTCCGACCATCACGAACCATTAGAAGAGATAATGAGCCTTTTATAGACTTGCTCAGGTCTCAGTCGCCTAGGGGATTTAGGCGGCCTGTTCTTCGGGAGCCTTCGGCTCTTCCTTGGGCCCCTGATCGTTTTCAGCCGTCGGGGCCTTGACACGCTCGAAGTGCATAGAAGACACGGCGCGGGCTATGGCCTTGGCGGATTCGACGTCCTCAGAAGGAACCTTGCCTTCTTCAACCTTCTTCTCGATCTGCTTCCCGATACGGGTAACCATTTCGACAAGGGCTTTGAAGTCATAGATTTTTTCTTCAGGCGTCTTCTCGGCCAAGAGATAGAAGGGCTCGGCATTGGCGCCGGGCACGTCCCAGTACGCGAGTTTGGCTTCAGGCGTCTTGAGGGCGTGATACTTGGCGTTGAAACCTACGGCTTCAGAATCGCCGAGTTTGATCGTGATCGGGGTATACTTCGCAAACCATTCGATGAGCATCTTGCGACGCATCGAAGCCGGAAGGGCTTTCACGAGCGTTAGAGCATGGGTGCAATCTCCCGTGCCTTCACAGCCCGCACCAGCCTTTTCAGGTGCTGCATGACGAACGATCATCATGGCAGTCTCGTGGATATAGTCATTGATTTTGTTCATGTCCGTCGTGATTTTGGTGCAACGGTCACGAATGATGACGTTGAAAGACTTCTTAGACATTTCAGGTACTCCATTTAGTTAATGGTCATCCCGATTGAGACGCCTAGCAAAGATTTAGACCCTTGCTAGGGGAAAGCCTTGGCGATTGAGGGTTATAATTGCTTTAGACGAGACTTGAGACGTGAAAGTCTCAGATGAAAGACGTTTTCTGTAGTTGCCTGTAAAACTAGCTTTGCGTCTGCAATGACGGCTTGCAAGCTGTCGCGTGTGTAAGGCGGACAAACCGGCTTAGGCTTCTTTGATTTGTGCCCTAACACGTCGTCGTGACGCTGATAGGACGCTCGATTTGTGGAGATAATAGCCATATGAAGCTCCTGAAAGAGCCAAGGCTTTCCTCTAGCAAGCGGAGTATCCATCAAGTGCCCCGCAAGCGGGGACACTATTAACTTTCAATGATGTTTTGATGGTTTGCGTCGGCCCATGCCTTGTTGGGATAGATATAGCGGCCATCAAAGCCGCCATGTCGATAAGACATAACGATATAATACCCTGTCTTAGGGCATGTTTTACCGTAGTGTTTCACGATAGGTTCCTTCTATGTTGCACTAGAATGTTGCACTAGAAGGATACTCCGTTGCTAGGTTGCCAGTCATTTCCTACTGGCTGGAGAACTCCGGTCCGCATGGATTGTCCGGGCATTCTCCGCACGCGCCCCGAGAGGATTGCTCCCGTCGCGTGATCTGACCGGTTGACACGATAAGGGCACATGTCGCACGCATGGCTGTCTTATCGCTACTGATGCCCGCCCTACACGACTGGCCCTTTTCAGACGTCGTGCGTTGCACCTCCTAGACGTAGCGTCCCCAGTCTTTTCAGGCCATGCGAACATAACCCTACTTAGCGACCGGTTGTGCCCTAGCAGGCATCCCGTTGCATAGCGAGCACCTGTCCCCGCACTAGTTGCAAGACTAGTCGTTAGGCTTCCCGGCGCACCAGTCACTAGTCGAGATGACAAGCGAAAGGCCGGACCTTGGGGACGTCTGATGGTGACGCCTATATAGTGGCAAGACGTACTAGAGACATGCCCTAGAGTTGTCAAGCCGTTTAATCGAAGGGCGAGTTACCTAGAGCGTTTCACCGCTAAGACCGCTTCCCGTTCGATGTCCCCCTTATCCCACGGTTCGCCCCTAGTGTCAACTCAACTCATCGCTAAAATAGCACGGTTCATCGCACATCTGTTCACTGTATGTTCTCTCATATGACATAACCCATTGATATCATTGACGTATCATCAATGGCAGGGGGCTTCCCTGTATCCGTTCCCGGTATGTTCTCATGGCAAGGGGGGGGGCTTAGGAACGCGCGCGTGTATGTGGGGGTGTCCGGTACCCTCTTCGATTATATAAAAAATTCAGATTCGGTGTTTTCAGTATATAGTCCTAACTCAGTAGGTCGTTTACGGACTACGTCTTAAAATCCCCTAGGAAGCTCATACAGAAGAATTCCATAAAAAAGGCACCCTGACACCAGACGTCATGATATCGCTTCTCTACGGCCCCTCTGAGGCGATTCTACAGCGTATTGACAAGAGTAGGGCTCGGCTACTGCCTCGCCCCTCACCAATCACCCCCAAGAAGACACCTCGTACGACAAAAGAAATCATCAGTACCCCTTACACCTTAACTCTATATCTTAGTTCTATATCTTAGTTCTATATCTTAATAGATATCTATATATTATATCTTAGTATATATCTTAGTATATATCTTAAGAGTATATTATATATCATAAACACTCTTTTGTCAAGACAGAAAATCCACCCATTAGAAATTTATTTTCATGTCAAGTACGATTTCTCTTGACTTTTAAGACAAATCTTGGTATAATAGGGTATAAGGTAGGGGACAGGAGATTCTTCATGACAAACAAAACCATAAAAATAGCCCTCTCAGGAGTCTTCTTTTTGTCGTTCCTAGGAATGGGGCCTATCACAGACTCTCATGTCGTCGTCGATGTCCCTATCGAGACTAAAATCTCGGTATGTCGTGCAGCCGTCTCTAAGGCTCCGACTTGGTCTGAGGCTGAAAAGGTTCTCAAGTCACTTGAAACCAAAGCCCCTGCCCTTTCCTCATTCTGTCGCTTCTATCTCCAAGGACGACTAGACCAATACGAGATCGAGAAGACTTGGAAGACACCTGTTTCCATCCTCGAATCTCCGTACTCACAACATCCTAAGTTAAAGGACCCTCTCGAAGCATGGTTCACGTAGGAGTTCACTCATGGCGTACCTGAAGAAAGGCTCTTCGATCCCAGAAAAAGGTAAAGGAGCCAAGCTCTCATCCAAGATGACTCGGTTCATTGACGAGTACTTCGCACCATCCGATGGCTCTCAGCCTTTAGTAGGCACCTCAGCCGTCCTCCGTGCCGGGTACAAGACCTCGAACCCTAACAGGCTAGCCACAGAGCTTCTTCGTCATCCTCTCGTCCAGCCAGAGATCGAGAAACGACTTTCCATCATGAAGGAAGAGGGCGAGGTCACAAAAGAATACATCATCCAGAAGCTCGTCTCGATCGTCGAAGACACAGAGAAAGGCAACCCCAATGCAGCCCTCCGTGGTCTCGAACTCCTCGGTAAGCATCTCGGTCTCTACAAAGAACGTCAGGAGATTTCTGGTCCAGACGGCGAAGCCATTAGGATGGAGCAGAAGGTAAAAGAAGATGTCGCAGATTTCACCAGCCGCCTATCTCGCCTCGTTGACGACGGAAGAAAGGGAGAACTTGTTAGCCTCCCTGTCGGAGGAAGAAAAGGCTAAGCTCAAATGGCACTGGCCCTTCTGGGCACGTCCCAACCAGCTAGCCCCTCCCGGAGACTGGAATACATGGCTCGTAATGGCAGGCCGAGGCTTCGGCAAGACTAGGATGGGCTCTGAATGGATTCGTGACATAGCTCACAGATATCCCGGATGTCGTATCGCTCTCGTCGCCGAGACTGCCGCAGACGCCCGCGACGTCATGATCAAGGGAGACTCTGGTCTCCTGAATTGTGATCCGCTTCTCGATGACGATTGTTGGTCGCCTACGAATCGATGCCTCTCTTGGCCTAACGGCTCTAAGGCTTATACGTATAACGGAACGACACCTGACCAGCTCCGTGGTCCTCAGCATCATTTCGCATGGGTAGACGAGCTTGCTAAGTTCGAGTATATGCAAGAAGCCTGGGACCAGCTACAGTTCGGTCTCCGTCTTGGCATTCACCCTCAGTGTCTCGTCACTACGACGCCTCGTCCCCTTCCCCTTATCAAGAAACTCTATAACGACCCAGATACCGTAGTCACAGAGGGTGCCACCCTCGACAACTCGGCCAACCTCGCCAAGAACACCATCAAACAATTGTATGACAGGTATGGCGGTACTCGGTTGGGTCGTCAGGAACTAGAAGGTAAAATCCTCGGTGACGTCCCCGGAGCCCTCTTCAAGCAAAGCGATATCGACGACAACCGTGTCAAAGAGGTTCCCGAGGACCTTGAGAGAATCGTTGTTGCGGTCGACCCAGCTGCGTCTAGTAACGAAGGATCAGACGAAAACGGTATTGTCGTCGTCGGTCTCGTACGGGACGGAGACGGCTACGCTCACGGCTACGTTCTGGAAGACGCCTCTCTGAGAGGAACACCAGAAGAATGGGCACGACAGGCCGTCCGTATGTACAGGAAGTGGCACGCCGACAAGATCATCGCCGAGAAGAATAACGGCGGCGAGATGGTCGAGACTGTTCTCAAAGGAGCGGATCGCTCCGTACCTGTCAAACTCGTCCATGCCTCTCGCGGCAAGATCGTTCGTGCCGAGCCGATATCTCTTCTCTATGAGCAGGGCCGTATCCATCACGTCGGACGCTTCGATCTCCTAGAGGATCAGATGTGCCTCTTCTCTGTCGATAACGTCAGGAACTCTTCTACTGGTTCTCCTGACCGTGTCGACGCCCTAGTCTGGGGTCTTACTGAACTCCTCGATAAAATCATAGGCCGCCGTCGAGTACCTAAAACAGGACGACAGACGGCAGACGAAAAACCTAACTGGAGTATCGACCGATACGTCCAAGACAACCCACAAGGATGGATGATTTAATGGCAGAAGCCGATAAGATCACGAAGAAAGTCGACGGCTCTGAGATCGATGTCCTTCCTATCGAAGGCGTCACTGCTAAGTCGTATACCCCAGAAGGCTTTAAGTCTCAAGAGGACTTCCTTCAGGACATGCGTGAGAACCACGCCGCCGACGTCGAGTTCGATCGTATCAATCGCGAGCAGGCTCTTGACGACAAGAAGTTCGCGGCTGGCGAGCAGTGGGACCCTATCGTTCTAGAACAGAGGAAAGGTCTCCCCTGCCTCATCATTAACAACATCCCACAGTTTACCGCCCAGCTCGTAGGAGACTGGCGTGAAGGCAGGAAGGCTGTTCGAGTCGTACCGTCTAATGACGAAGACGTCGATATAGCTTCTGTCCGTGGCGATCTCATCCGTGGCATCGAGATGCAGTCTCGTGCCGACCGCGTCTATGACTCGGCATTTGAAAGCCTAGTCCAATGTGGAGACGGCGCATTCCGTATCTCTCCTGAGTATGCCCGAGACGACGTATTCGATCAGGATATCTTTATCCGTCCGATTGAAGACGCCCTCTCTGTCGTATGGGATAGGTATTCTGTAGACCCTACAGGTCGTGACGCCCGTCGTGCCTTTGTAGACGACAGGATTCCTAAGAAAGAATTCAACAAGAAGTGGCCTAAGGCTTCCCCGGATATGCTCGGGGGCGAGGACTTCATCGACAGCATGACCTTAACAGGTTGGGTCGATAGCGAGTCCTATCGTGTCACTGAATACTGGCGACTGATAGAACGTCAGCGGCTTATGGCTCTCTTTGAGAACGGCCGTGTCTTCGAGATCACGTCAGAAAATCAGGAACAGGTTCTAGCCGAGAACGGACCTCCGGTTCGTACCCGTGTCGCTTGGTGTACTTACGCACAGATGCATCTAGTAACCGGGTTCTCGATCCTCTCTGGTCCGTACGAGTACCGTCTAAACCGTCTTCCGATCATCAGAATGTCTGGTCGAGTCGTGAATGTCGGTGGACGTCGTATCCGTTACGGTCTAGTCCGTTTCATGAAGGACCCTGTACGCCTTAAGAACTTCTGGCGTTCTGTCGCTGCCGAGCAGCTAGGTTACGCACCTAAGGCTAAGTGGATTGCCCCAGAGTCGGCAGTCGAAGGACGAGAAGACGCCTTCAGAAAGGCTCACCTCTCACGAGACCCTCTCCTCATCTATAACGATGGTGCTGAGGCTCCGCCTACAATGGTGGCTGCTCCTGAGGTTCAAGCCGCTCTTCTTAACGAAGCAGCAGTAAACGCCCAAGACATGAAGGATGTCACGGGTATCCATGACGCCTCACTCGGTATTCGGAGTAACGAAGTCTCAGGACGGGCCATTCAGGCTCGTCAACGTGAGGGCGACATCGCCTCTCTTACGTTCTACGACAACGCCAATGCCGCTATCCTCGAAGCCGGGGATGTCATCAATCAGTTGATACCTCAGATTTACGACGGCACACGTGTCGTACGTACAATCGGTGAAGACGAGGCAATGAAGTTCCAGAGGATCAATGATCCTATGAACCCAAATGCCGTCGATCTCTCAGTGGGTATGTTCGACGTCGCACTCTCTACAGGTACTTCGTATACCACGAGGAGAGTCGAGGCCGCTCAGGCTATGATGGATGCCGTCCAAGTCTGGCCGCAGATCATGCAGGTCGCAGGCGATATCGTCGCTAAGGCTCAGGATTGGCCCGGTGCCGATAAGCTCGCAGAACGTCTCAAGAAAACCATACCTCCTCAGTTCCTCGAAGAGGACGAAGGCGGTGGTCTTGGGGTCACCCCGGAGCAGCTTCAGGAGATGCAGATGCAGCTTCAGACTCTCGCTCAGGAGAACCAGCAGTTGAAGACTGACAAGACGATTGATTTCAAGAAGCTTGAAGTCGACGCCTATAACGCAGAGACTCAGCGTATCCGTGCACTCTCGGATCACGAAGTCGATGCCCAGCAGCAGTCTCTCGAAGCCATTGGTATGATCTTGAAGGGTTCGAAAGAGCTTGACGACCAAGAAATCAAGAAGACTCAGATCGAGTCTGACAACGAGTTAAAGAAATCGACTCTTTCCGCTAAAAGCGCATCCAGCGGAGAGACAAAGTCGCAATCTAGGAGCGCAAACGGTTAAAGGACCGCTAACCTTACTATATGAGTACAGAAGAAACTATCGTCGAAACTGTTGATGACGATCTCGATACCTTCTCTGCCGACTTCTTTGGCCAGAAGAAAGCAGAACCCGAGCAGGCCAGCCCGGAGGTAGAGGACGAACAGGAACAGGCAAGCGACGCCCCCGAAGAAGATACTCATTCCGAGGACACCGATACCCTCGCCGATGACGAAGACGATACAGGAGAAGAGAAGCCATCGGAGGCTGATCCCAAACCTAAGAAGAATCGTTTTCAAGAACGTATCGATGAGTTGACTGGCAAGGCACGTGAAGCCGAGCGCCGGGAGGAAGCCCTCCGGCTCGAATTCGAAGCCTTGAAAGCCCATCTCGACAAAGACAAAAAGACCGAAACCTCTAAGACTCCTACTCCTGTTGTCGAAAACAAAGGACCTGCTCCTGACGATAAGAACGAGGACGGAACCGACAAGTACCCTCTTGGCGAATTCGATCCCCAGTATATCGCAGACAAGGTTGACTTTCGACTCGATCAACGAGAGAAAGAGATTAAAGAACGTCAGGCTCAAGAAGCCGAGCAGCGTGAGTTAGACACCCAGAGGGCTGCATTGCAGTCGAACTGGAACGAAAAGCTTGGTCCCGCTAAGGAGCGTTACCCTGATTTCGATGAGAAGGGTCAGTCTCTCGACTCGACTTTCTCCGATCTCGACCCGGCTTACGGTGAATATCTCGCAGCTACAATGATGGCAATGGATTTCGGCCCGGATGTCTTGTATTACCTCGCCAATAACATAGACGAAGCCAAGAAGATCGTAGACATGGGGCCGACTAAGGCCACTATCGCTCTAGGTCGTCTTGAAGCCAAGTTTGCGTTTGCCGACGAGGAGAAACAGAAGGCTCGACCTAAGGTATCAAAGGCCCCGAATCCGCCCCTGACTAACAAGGGCTCGTCGGTGTCACTGCCAGAGGTCCCGCCTGATACAGACGACCTCGACGCCTTTTCTAGCACATTTTTCAAAAAGAAGGGCCGAGGATAACTCATATGAAAGGCTAATTATCTATGGCTACTGTTACCGTAGATCAAGCAAAACTTGTCCTTAACTCGTTTGCTGCGATCTTCCAGAATAACCTCGTCTCCAAGGACCTCGTGACTTGGAAAAAGTTTGACGGCGAAATGAATGACCGTAACGGTCTCACCGTTGTCGAGCAGGTTGTGCCTGACTACACCACGACTTTCACGACTAATGCGGTCGAGAACCTCGGCGGTGGCGTGCAGGATACGACCTTCGGTTCCGAGCAGTACAAGCTCACGCAGGTCGTGGGTAGCTCGATGGGCTGGGCTGACTTCGTGAAGATTCGCGATCTCGGTGCCGCTCGTGAGAGCGAAGCCCTGAAGGCTGCGGCTCTTCGTCTTGCTACGGACATCGACGCCTACATCCTCGGCTTTGCGGCCAAGGCTTCGAACAACTGGCTCGGTGATGGCGCTTCTGCCGTCTCGACTTGGGATGACGTCGCCTCGGGCTACACTCGCCTCAAGGAAGAGGGTGCCGAAGACGCCGATCTCCGTGCCGTTCTCTCGTTCGGTGACAAGCAGGCTCTTGGTTCTGACGTCGTGTCAGACAACGCCTCGCTTACCGATATGGGCGATGGCGTCTATCGTTCGGGCTTCACTGGTTCTGTGGCGGGTATTCCTACCCTCTTCACCCAGCAGCTCCCTGCGATGACGGTTGGTACTCGTGCCCAGACGTCGGCCCTTACGGCGGGTACGGCTGATTCGGCTACGACCTATGCCTCGGTTGCTATCTCGGGTGCTCCGGGCCAGTTCAAGTCTCAGATTCTGAACATGGACATCGGTTCGGGTACGGAGACCATCGTCGACGGCGAAGTCTTCACGATCACTGGCGTTTACGCTTGGGATGCCCGTGCCAAGAAGGCTCTCAACCACCTCCAGGAGTTCCGAGTAATCGGTAACTGGGCGGCTGTTGGCGGTGTCGTGGCTCCTCGCGTCTTCCCTGCGATTATCACGTCGGGTCCGTACCAGACGGTGGCTCAGGCCGCTGGCAATACGGCTGCCGTGAACTTCAAGGGTGCTCCGTCGGCTGTCCTTCAGCCTCGCTTCATTGCCAACAAGTCCGCTATCGTTGTCAATACGGCTGATCTCATCATGCCTGCGACGGGTACGGCTTCTCGCAAGAGCCTGACGAAGGTTCCGCTCTCGGTCCGCATGTGGCAGGACTCGGTGTTCGCTACCGGCGAGCATCGTATCCGTTTCGACGTCGCACTCGAAGCCAACGTCCGTGCCAATGGCCGTCAGCGTATTACGCGCCTCAACGGTTCGTAATTCGTAAGTAAATATGACTGGGTCCTCTGATTAATTTCACGACCCAGTTCTCTTCTAAGGAGAAATCAAAATGGCAACTCCCGTTATCTCTCGGTTCTTCCGTGAGCGCTTCCGTGCCGTTCGTGGTGAAGACGCACCGACTTCGGTTGCTGCTGCTACTGGTACGGAAACCCGCACTACTTTTGCCACTGGCTCTGTCACGCTTCCTCAGCTTGCTGAACGTGTCGCGGCTCTTCTTGCCGACCTCAAGACGGCAGGCGTAATTAAGTAACAATATAGGGGTCCCTCAACGATACCCCTATTCATTGTCCTAGGAGACAACATGGCAACTGCAAATTTCAATATCAACCCCGAAGACGGCTGGGTGGCAGTGACGTCTGCTGGTGTGAATTTTATTCGCATCCGTGGATATCCTGATACGCAGCCTTTTTACGTTACATCTAACCCTACGACCCCGGCACTGACTGTTCGAGGCTATCGCGTAGACTGCGGAGAAGACTTCTATGTCGATACCCCGGTGACGGATAACTTCTACGTCAGGACTACGAACCCGAAGCCTGATATCGATTTCCGTGTCGATGTCTTCTTTGTTCTAACGACGCCTTAAGGATAATTAAATGACCACGGTTACTCAAATCATCTATGACGCATACCGCCAGAGTAACCTCCTTGCTATCGGGGTGTCACCTACTACGGCGGAACAGGATGAGGCTCTACGATATCTAAACCGTATCGTCAAGTCTGTATTCGGTAACGAGGCAGGCGATCCTCTGACGGCATTCCCTATTGGTAGGAACAACATCAATAGGCCCTCAGGATATCCTTGGTGGGACGACGTACCAGACAACGAATGGTTCGTCTCTAAGAACCTTCGAGTGATGCTGAATGTCGATCGATCTATCAACCTCTATCTCCACCCCGATCCTGACGACGGCTCACGTTTCGCCGCAATCGATGTCTCTGATAATCTCGCTACGTATCCTGTAACGGTATACGGAAACGGCAGGACTATTGAAGGCGCAGACTGGATCGTAATGAACACCAACGGTTTTAACGGAGAATGGTTCTATAGGGCTGATCTTGGTGACTGGGTGAAGTACGCCCCATTGACTGTCAGCGACACATTCCCGTTCCCTGAGGAGTTTGACGACTTCTTCATAGGAATGCTCTCGCTCCGTATCAACCCGTCTCATGCAGTAGACATGGACCCACAGACACAATCTGTTCTCCAGAGGTCTAGGACGCAGTTGCGGGCTCGGTATACTCAGGATATTCAGACCCGCTCTGAGCTGGCTCTTATCCGTCCTGCTAAAGTCGCGGCAGACAGAGACCAATGGGGTAATACCTACTGGCTTTATCAGCCTAATGCTATGTTTGATAAAGGATGGCCTTGGTAATGGCAAATATAGAACCTATTAAAGTTCCTCTTGGAACTAGTGACTGGCGTAGGTCACTCGCTGATGAGCCTGACATTCTAGTCCGTAATAGGTACTTTGAACAGAACCCGACTAACTTAGAAGAGCAAGCGGCTCTTATCTCAAGGCCGGGCCTCTTTAAATATAAGGAGGTCGGCTCAGGCCCTATTCGTCAGGTATACAGCCAACCCGGATCGTTCGATGACGATCTCTTTGCGATGTCTAACGACACGTTGTACAGGGTTAGTACAGCCGATAACAGCGTAGAGACAATCGGTCCCGGTTACTTCCCTCTGGTTACTTCTACTCCGTCGATGGTAGCGACTGCTAACATTGAGGCCGTTCCAGAGTATCTGTATATCGCAGAAGGCGGAGTTCTTTGGCTGTACCTTGAGAATGGTTTTGCTCAGAACAGATTGCAGGTCACTGGCACTATCGTCAACACCGATACCATTTCCATTGCTGGTGTATACTATCGATGGACAAATGCCTCTGTAGATGCAGGTTCGCCTGCCGGTACTTCTGGCAACCCTTGGTTGGTTGCTCTAGGTTCAAGTAACGCCGATGCCATGGATAATATGGCAAAGGCTGTTAATGATACAGGCGTGGCAGGTACGACTTATTCTACGGCTCTCACGAAAAACCCCTCGGCTCAGGTAGGTAGGTATACCTCTTCTGATCTGGTTGCTAACGCCTTAGCTTACGGCACGGGGGGTAATCTTCTCGCCGTGACTGAGACCGGAGCCGGAATGGCTTGGGACAGCGTTAACTTCACCGGAGGTGGTTCACCCTCTATCACTCAGGTCGTAGTACCTGACGACGTCGGTGTCATCTCTGTCGGATACGTGGCAAGCTATGTCATCGTGGTTATCGCTCAGGGTTATGACGTCAACGGTCGTTTCTACTGGATTGAACCCGGTGAAACAACTATCGATCCTCTGAACTTTGCTACGGCAGAACGCTCTCCTGACCCTGTACATTCAGTACGTGTCGTAGGGGATCAGTTCTGGCTTCTCGGTACAGATTCGACAGAAGTATGGTATGCAACTGGTAATCAAGACACACCATTTCAACGTGTCCAAGGACGTCTATTCGATAGGGGTGTTTGGCAAGGTACAGATGTACAGATAAAAGACTTCGTTCTTCTTGTTGACCCTGACGGTATCGTATATCGAATTGGCTCTAGTCCAGAACGAATCTCAAATAACTCGATTGAAGAACGCATTCGTACATCAATCACAAATCAAATCAGGAGTGTAGTCTAATGGCTCTTCAATGGTGCGATGACTTCAATAGTTATGGGACCAATACGGCATTCATGCTTAACGGGCTTTATGCATTCGTTAACGAAACCGAACTAATCGCTGATCCCGATCCAAATGCCACAGGCCTTGTTGCTAGGTTTGTTAACGGTGTAGCCAATCATCGTGAACCTAAACTACGTAAAGCTCTTAGTTCAACTCAGACTACCGTAGGGGTTTGCTGCAGGTTGTGGTGTTATGCCCTACCTTCAGGTGCCGATCGATATCCGGTTCCTATCGTTTTCTCTGATGTCGATAACAATCTCCTTTTCGAACTTCGTATGCTCTCGACCGGTGCCCTTGTGGCGCATAACTATGTAACCGGTCTGTCGTATACCGCTACTACTCCGAGTGTCGTTGCCAATGCATGGCAGCACATCGAGATGAAGGCGGTCGTAGACTCCGTTGCAGGATCACTTGAGGTCCGTGTCGAAGGCGTCACAGTGGTATCAGCTACGGGTCTTAATACAGGTACTGTTGGTATTGCTCAGGTCCGAGTAGATGGAGAACGGCAGCTTACTCAAGGCTTCCCGACTTTCAATATCAAAGACTATGTCGTATGGGATGGCTCTGGTTCTCAGAACAACGACTTCCTTGGTTCCGTGATTGTCCGTAGGTTGGTTCCTAATGCCGACGTATCCCTGAACTGGACGCCGTCTACAGGTAGCACGGGTTTTAATCTCATTAACGTAGCACCTCCTGTAGATACGAACTATATCTCGGCAGCGGACACTTTACCGGCTGCGGCTGTTTTTGATTTCACCGACCTGCCTACTGACATCACAAGTGTCAGAGGTCTTATGACGTTGGCGAGAGCAAGAAAAACAGACGGAGGTGACGGTAATCTCCAGCAGGCTTTGATCTCTGGTGCTTCTACCGATAACGGAGCCGATCGACCAGTCACGACTGCCTTCACATACTGGTATGACTGGAGCGAACTCAATCCTGCTACAGGTGTTCCTTGGGTGCCTGTCGAAGTCGATAACATGGAAGGCTCTCTAGATAGGACGATCTAATGGCTGATGTACAGGTTTCACAGTTTCAAACTCTTTCGGTCACCGAACATGAAGCGCCTTTTCTTGACGTAAGTCAGCTCTCTACGATGGCTATTGTAGGGTATCCTTCGGAAAGAATGGATGTTTCGTATTTTGAGGTGAGGCCTGTCATCACACCCGTCGTTGACGTAGCGGTATCTCAGTATCAAGTCCTTGCTGTAATCAGAGGACGTATTGACAACCGTAAGGTACGGGCATGGGGTTTCACTCTTGACGGACATGACTTCTATGTCATTCGTCTAGGAGAGACTGAGACCCTAGTGTACGATCTGACTACAGATCAATGGATGGAATGGAATGACGGATCGAGCACAGTATGGCGTGCCCAGATTGGAAGCAATTGGGTAGGCGCCAAGAGGGCTAATTATCAGGACGGCTTGATTACTAATGTAATCGCTGGCGACCATAACTACGGCATTCTTTGGACTCTGAACCCTTCGGCCGGTGTAGATATGCACCCGACTATTGAAGAGGAGTTCGTGCCGTTTACTCGTCAAGTCGTTGGTGGTCTTCCTATGAGGATGAGAAATACCCGACAAATTGGTGCGGCTTATCTCACGGCTTCTGTTGGAGTTCCCCAGTATTTCGGGGCTAACATCTCTCTTCGTACCTCTGATGACAACGGAAAGAACTGGACAAGTCACGGCACTATTACAGCCGAAATCGACGACTTCAATCAGGAGTTTGTATGGAGATCGCTAGGTCTCGCCAAGGCTCCCGGTAAGATTTTCGAATTCACTGACAATGGAGCTTCTGTAAGAATAGATGGATTGGATGTTAGGTAATGGCATATCTTAAGAACTCTCCTCTAGATTACCAGACGCCTATTGTTGATCCTAAAACCGGTGCCCCTTCTCCTCAATTCATTCGTCTCTGGCAGGCGATGTTTTTGAATGAAGACAACACGATTACTAGTATCGAAGACTTGATTGCTGCCATGGCTTTGAAAGCCGATAAGAGTACGCAAATCATAGCCGGTACTGGTTTAGACGGCGGTGGCGATCTATCGGCTAATAGGACTATCGATCTAGCCGATACCACAGTTACTCCGGGATCGTACACCAACACAAATCTTACGGTAGACGCACAAGGACGTATCACTGCTGCGGCCAATGGTTCTGGCGGAGGCGGCGGTGGAGGAACTCTCATTGAATATACCGGTTCCGATCTCTTAACCAACTCTGCGGCTTCTGGTACTCCGGCTCTTATTCTTAAACCTGCCTATGCCAGCAGTGCAACTACTGTAAGCGGTATCTGGGTCCCAGTCAGAAGCATTCTAGCGGGTGAGACTATAGCGCCTTGCATCTATGACGGCGGCGATCCTACTGCAGGTACTCCTGCTGCAACTGGTGCTGCTCAGGTAGCGGTAGGGCCCGGAGTCGCTATTGGTACGGCAAACATGCTATATTGGTGCCCTTTTACTACACCATTTGTCCCTACTGTAGGACGTTGGTATTATGTAGGGATTGCGATCTACGGATCGTCAGGTAACGTCACTTTCGGTGCTCTAGGTTATAACGAACGTCAGTTCTTCAATAGCGGAACCCACAATCCTCCGCCGTTAGTTGCTCCGGCTATGACTGCCGGGTCTAATAATAACGCAGGGTTTTGGACGGCATGATAGAACGATCTTCTGATCCTGTCGCTGTTACCGAGGCCATAAGATATTATTTAGAGCCTGATTTCTCAGTGGAAGACTGGGTAAACGACTTGAATAATATCGCGTTAACCGACGGAGAAGGTAACTTCTGCCTGTTCGAGTATGACGAAGAGGGTCGGTACTACGGTCATTACTTCTACAAGGCTAGAGGTAAGAAAGCCCGTGATCTGATAAGACAAACAATAGACCATCTATTCGAGAACTACCCCGCCAAAGCCATACAAGGCTTGACGCCAGAAGAGCATGTAGCTGCCAGATGGATGGCCAGACAGGTTGGTATGAAATCATTCGGTATCATATCTACTATCAATGGACGGTGTGAGCTGTTCATACTTACGATTAACGAATGGAGACAGAACAATGGGTAGTATCTTCGGAGGCAGCAAACAGAAGAGTTCGTCTTCTAATCAGGCTTTCGGTCAAATCCGTGACACCTTTACGCCGCTGACTGAGAATGCAGCCACGGGTAGCAATGCCCTAGCCGCTCTTCTCTCCGGCGATGCTTCGGGTTTCAATGCCTTTAAGAATGCCACCGGCTTCGATGCCGCAGCAGAGTACGGTTCTCGTGGAGTGACGGGTAATGCCGCAGCCAAGGGTCTGCTTCGTTCAGGCAGTACGTCTAAAGGCCTTCAGGCTTTTGGTCAGATGCTTCAGAACCAGTATGCCGGTAACTATATGGATCGCCTACTCGGTCAAGCCAACCTCGGCTTTAATGCCGGTCAGCTTATCTCTGGCGCAGGTCAGACTAGTACGTCTACTAGCAAGAGTAAGAATGGTCTGGGTGGCTTCCTTGGTGCTGCCGCCTCAGGTATCGCTGCCTCTGACAAGCGCCTGAAGAAGAACATTCATAAGGTCGGTGAGACTAGCGACGGTCTTAACATCTATCAGTACCGTTATCTGAATGACGACGGCCCGTACATTGGTGTCATGGCTCAGGAAGTCGCTAAAATCAAGCCTGAGGCGCTAGGACCAACTGTTGGCGGCTACATGACTGTAGACTACGGGAAACTCAAGGAGGCCGCTTAATGGCTAATCTTCTGAATATTCTTAGTCAGGCGGCGGGAATTAATATCCCTCCTGTCGACGAAGAAATCTCTGTTCTGGGTCGTCGTGGTGCCCAACCCATCACCCCGATGGATGACGGTCCTCGCCCACTCGGTAACGCCTCTTATATCGAAGAAGCTCTAGCGGCTGGCGAGAATGTTCCTCAGCGTAAAGGCCTCTTCGGTGTCAAGGGGACTCTTCGTGACGTCCTCGGTACGCTAGGCGATGCCTTCCTCATCCAGTCTGGTAACAAGGCTATGTATCAGCCGAAACGTCAGATGGAGCGTGAAAGCGATGCTCTAGCTGGCTTCACTTCTGATCCTCTTGCTGCCATTGAACGGCTAGCAGGCGTCAATCGTGAAGCGGCTCAGAAGCTCTACGACGACTACACAGGTAATCAGATCAAGCAGGGTACTCTTCAAAGCCAAGAAGCGGCTCATAAATCTACCATAGAGACGAGGAACCAAAAGAACCTCCAAGACTTTGGTAACTACGCCGCCCGTCTTTTGGCTCAGGCAAATACCCCAGAGAAGCAGGAATACGCCATGCGTATCCTTCAATCTCGTGCGTCTGCCCTAGGTGTCGATCTCGCCGAGCTTGGTATCGGTGACGTGCTTTCTGACGAACAGCGAGCCATTCTCGGTGCAGGCGATATGACTGTCAATCAGCAGCAGCAGATTCCTCTTCGTCAACAGCAGATTGGTATCTCCCAGCAGAACGCCGATACTGCTCGTATGAGTGCTGGTACTTCTGCCCAGCGTGCCGAAGAACAAGAGCGGTACAACAGGGAGCAGGGCCGCCGAGCAGATCAGAAGCTTCTGAAGGATTTGACAGAGCCTCCTAAGGATTCTAAGAAAACCAGAAGGGCTCTGCCGGAAAATTTCAATAAGCCTGCTGCTAAGACTCAGAAATTTTCTGAGGGCCAGACTATTTACAAAGACGGTAAAGCTTACGTCGTTCGCAACGGAAAAGCCTACCCTAAACAGTAAGGATTACTTATGGCGACCGAGCCGGTTGGAATTGAAATCGACGACACGTTCACGACGCAAGCTCCACAGGCCCCATCTGACGGCGGTATTGTGATCGATGACAGCTTCTCGACTGAGGCTCCTACTCGGGGTTCTTGGCGTCGTCTGGCTGACTCCTTCACTGAAGCGGGTCAGTACGGCTTTCCGGGTTTCGTTGCTAGGAAATGGCACGACTGGACGGACACCGGTGTCAAGCAACTGAAGCAGAAGTATCCGGGTAAGTCCGAGGACTGGTACGAAGAAAAGGCCGACGCCTTTATCGTCAAAGCCCAGAGAGCTATCCGTGAAGACATGGCTGCCAAGCAGGAAGCTGATCCGACTTGGAAACCAGACGAGAGTTTCTGGCAGAATGCCGCCTCTATTGATCGTTGGGGTCCTTACCTCGCAGGTCAGATTGGTGGTTCTGCTGGTCCTGAAAGTCTGGTCAATCCCGGAGCCTCAGCTTTCGAACGTATCGCTGCCCAGTTCTCTGCCAATGCCCTAGCCGATGCCGCCTATCAGGGTATCGATCTCATGGAGGATGTGCGAGACGAACTCTCTGTCGATCAGATGATCGGTGCCGGTGCTGCCGGTGCTGGTCTTCAAGGGGCTTTTGAAGTTCCGTCGTTTGTTCGTAACCTCTTCAAGCAGCGTGGTGCCGATACGACTCCGGCTGCTACTCCTGAGATGTCGGCAGATAGCACTCCGAAGCCAGTGACTTTGTCTCCTGAAGACGAAGCCGCCTATCAGGGTCTCCTTGAGAACGGTTCCGTCGAAGACATCCTCGGCTTCTTTCAGGGGCGTAAAGGCTACGAAGTCGATCCTCAGCAGGTCCAGAAGTATGTGGAAGCTCGTGATGCCGGTGTAGCCGTCGCTAACGAAGTCATCTATAAGACTCCAGCAGGTGGGCCGCTAGAAGAAAGCCTAGCAAACGAAGCCACGGCGTTCACTCAGCGTCAGCGTCCTGACGAAGGGATCGATCTGGCAACCGAGGCTAGTGAATTCACGGCCTCCCCTGAGCCCGATCCTGAGGCGTTCTGGCCTTCGGAAGCAACTCTGGCAAAGCGTGATGAAGCCCTTGCTAAGCGGTTGACTGATGAAGTCAATACCTTCAAAGCCAAGGATACAGACATCCCTGAACTCGGTGTTCGTCAGAACGCTGAGCCTGTTGTTACGCCTATGACTCGTAAGGCTCGTGACAGGATCGATACGATTACTGCGAACTGGAAGAATGCTCCTGAGTTCGAGGTAGTGTCCTCGATCAATGACATCGCTGATCCAGAGATTCGTGCTAAAGTACAGCAAGAAGGTGCCACAAATGCCAAGGGCTTTGTAGGCCCAGACGGCAAAGTACGCATCATTGCGGATAATATCACTGACGAAGCCGATATCCCGGCCATTATCTTCCATGAAGCGTTGGGTCACAACGGAATGACGCAGTTGTTCCGTGACGGTCTTGATGACGTACTGACTGAGATGTATAACACCGGTCCTGACTTCAAGGCCCGTGTTGACAATTGGTTGGCTAACAACCCTTCTGCTTACGCTAACGATCCTAACGTCGTGGCCCGTGCTGCTGATGAAGTCCTTGCCGAGATGTCGGAAGCGGGTATCCTTACCCCGACCCTCATCAATAAGATTAAGAACTTTCTCAAGCAATTGGCTCGTCGTATGAAGTTGAAAGGTGTCGAGTATTCTCAGCGTGAGATCGAAACCATTCTCGGTATGGCTCATGAGGCTGTCCTTGAGGGTGCCGAGTCTGTTGCTGCTAACGGCTTCCGTTGGATGCGTGGTGCAGAACCAATCTCGGACAACTTCTCTGAAGGGGCGGTCCGTCGTGGTAATCTTACCTACGAGGATACGAGTAACACCAAGAAGTATCGTCAGGTATATGCCGAGTACGAAGTACCCGACAAAGACCCGCTGAAGCTCTCGCTTCTTATCGACAAGGATACGGGAACAGCTAAGATCAATATCGAAACCGATAAGATCGACAACGCTTCTGACTATGCTGGTTCTGTTGGTATCCGCACTCTTCGTGAAGGATTGAAGGACCTCTCTAAGGCCTTCCCCGAAGTAACGAAGTTCGAGGGTATTCGTTGGACCGGCGCTGGTGGCTCACAGAGAGTTACTCAGTCTGCCCGTCCTGTCCGTTACACTCGCTCTGATGAACGTCCTAAGACGTCTCTCTCGCCTGAAGGCATGAGGACTTCGAAAGACGTCTCTGATGTCCTTGATTTCCTTGGTCGTGACTTTGAACGTCGTGAGCCTACTCCGGTGGCTTGGACGAACAGAGTGGCCGATGATCTCGGTATCACGCCTTCTAAGTACATCAAGAAGGAAGGACTGACTGAACAGAAGTTTGCTGCCCAGATCAGGGCGGCTCATAACCTTCTGACTACTCAGATCGATGACCTTGAAGTGTTAGGTACGAAGGCTCGTGAGGAAGGTATGACTCCTTCTCTCTATGCCAATATCCGACAGAAGCTCGCGATCGTTGAAGCCGTGTACGCTAAGTTCGATGCCGATACTTCTGAACTTGGTCGTGCCTTGCGTATGCTTCGTGAAGCCGGTGAGAGCCGTCGTTCTGCGGAAGCTGCTTTGAAGTTCATGAAAGAGAGCGAAGGTGCAGACATCGTGTCTAACCCTGAGCATCTGATGCGGTTCCTCGACAACCTTTCTGTTATGAAACAGACTAACGGTTCAGAGAGTGCTGCTAAGTTCGTGAAACTTACGAAGCAGAAGAAGTGGGAGGACTACGCCTCGTCTCTGGTCTTCAACAGTATGCTCTCGTCCCCTGTGACATGGAAGATCAACTTCCTGTCTACTGGTGCTAACCTCATCAATGAGATTGGTGTCAAGGGGCTGGCTAGTATTGGTGGTCAGTTGACCCGTGGTGGTGAGAACCTCAATCGCGTCACAGGACGTGAGATGATGGCTCGTCTTTACGGTCCGATCATGGCCTTCAGGAACTGGCAGACTTGGAGGAATGTCTATGACGCCCTCGCCACAGGTGAGGATAAAGTAGGTACTCCTAACAAGGTCCGTAACGAAAGGCTAGTATTCCGTGATACTCCATTGGCTGCTATCGAAACGCCTCATAGAATCATGGCAGGTTCAGACGAGTTCTGGAGAAACTTCGCCCAGATGTCAAATCTCTATGGCGAAGCTGCTAAGGAAGCTGTTGAGAAAGGCCTGAAGGGTTCAGACTTCTGGGACGCTGTAAACGCCTCAGTTGCCAATCCTTCTAAGGAAGCCTTGGAGAAAGCTACGTCTGATACTCAGCGTATCCTTTTCCGTGAGAGGCCGTCTAAGTATGCCCAGAGTCTGCTTGAGAAGATGAACCCTCGTTATGAGGATACGGTCGAACTCAAGACGGCTACGGGTGAGGATGGCAAGAGTCGTTTCGTTGCGAAGACTGTCAAACCAAAGAACACTCAGCCTGAAAGGGTTGGTAAGTTCTTCTTGAAGACTATCGTACCGTTCGTTCCTACTCTTGAGAGTATTGCTCGTACCGCTGTGCGGAACTCAGGACCTCTGGCGTTTGCGTCTAATAGCATCCGTCAGGACCTCCGTGCCGGTGGTGCGGCTCGGCATTCCGCTATGGCCCGTATCGCTCTTTCGAGCGCGACTATGGCTACGTGGGCTGCTCTGGCAATGGAAGACAAGATCACTGGCGTCGAGAACCCAGACTATAAGAAACAGGCCGGTCTAGGTGCTGTTCGTCCTCCGTACTCTATCAAGGTCGGAGACGAGTGGGTATCCTATAAAGGTCTCGATCCTCTGTCTTCTCAGATTGCGGCTGTAGCTACTTCCGTTGAAAGACGGAAAGACGATACGGCTCCGATCTCTCTCGAAGACGGTAAGAATCTTGTCATCGGTATGGCTGCCGCTCTCAAAGAGAACAGCTATGCAGAGTCGTTGTTCAATCTCATGGAACTCTTGCAAGAGGGAAGAGAGATTGTCACTGAGGGTAAGGACCCGACGTATGTCACGGCCAACCTCTTAGGTGGTCATGCCAGCAACATCCTGACCCCGAACTTTGTTCGGTGGGTTAATCAGGAGTTCGTTGATCCTTACGCCCGAGATGCCACTGGCGATGACAGTGTCTCAGATCGCATCTATGGACGTGCCTTCTCTGGTATGCCTTCTCCCGTCGCTAATGCTCTCGGGTTGGAAGGTTCTCAGGACTTCCCGCAGCGTTACGACGCCTTTGGTAGACCTGCATTGAATGCCCGTCAAGAGCGTTTCGAAGAGGAAGATCCCACTATCCTTGAGCTTGACCGTCTGGAACGGCTCTCTGATAAGTTGGTTCTTGGTCTCGTCGGACCTCGTGCCAAGGTCGATGGAGAAGAACGTCGACTGACAGCAGAAGAGTATCAGGCTTATCAACAGCTCTCTGGTCTTTGGATTGTCGAAGACGTTCGAGCTGAGATGGAGACTGACGACTGGCAACTAATGACAGATGAGGAGAAAATTGCTGCCGTGAAGAAGATTGTCAAGGACGCCAGAAAGGCTGCCCGAGAAGAACTCTTTAGTCCTGAGGAGGATGTAAATGAGTGAACACTTTAAGCAACTCATCGATCTAACCTCAGTGGGGACTTTTGTGGCGTATCTTTTCTCATTCCTTCCGCAGATTGCACTTGTCTTTACTGTGCTCTGGTCGATCTTTCGCTTCTTAGAGACGAAGGCTTTTCAAGCCATTGTCTTCAAACTCTTTGGGTGGCATGTGGCTGATTGGCTGCATGTCCCCTCAAGGAAAGGTATCAAGAGTGAAAGTACCGGCTAAGGTTCTGGCGTGGGCACTAACTGGTGCTGTAGCCGTGGCCACACCTTTCATTGGTCAATGGGAAGGTCTTCGTACCGATCCCTATGACGATCTAGGAGGTATCAAAACGGTATGCTATGGTCAGACTAATGTCGAAATGCGTTCCTACAGTAAGAAGGAATGTGAAGACATGCTCGCCAAGTCTGTCAAGGTCTACGCCGAGGGCGTCTTAAAATGCACGCCTACGCTAGCCTACAAACCTCACGTCCTCTGGGCCGCTACGTCCTTCTCTTATAATCTAGGTGTCCCTACCTATTGTAAGAGTTCGGCTGCGAAACACTTCAAAGCAGGGAGATGGTCAGAGGGGTGCGAAGCACTAGGCCTCTATAACAAAGTCAAAGGCCGATACTACCAAGGCCTCGATAACCGCCGTAAGGCAGAGATCGAGATGTGTAAGACCGGTCTATAATACAAAAATACCCCCGTCAGGATTGAGTTCCCGGCGGGGGTTTTCTTTTAGTTGTTTACGGCGGTGTGGGTTTCAGTTACCCATTCTTGTAGTTTACTAAGCCTCTCTTGATCCATTCGACATAATGAGTAGTTCTCTGTTACTACTGCTAAGGCTTCAGTGTCTTCAATGTCTGAGGGGGTTCCATCAGAACTTGAGGCGGTTTCGGCATATACGCCTCGGGCAGCAGCGTCGTGGACGTACACCCAGCCAGCAGATAGAGTACCAACAGAAACGACGTCGTTCGTAGCACGGTCGACATACTGGATTTCCTTTTCTTTGATTACACGTACTTTGTCTTTATACTCAGTTACGATCTTGACGTCGGTTACTATCTGCTTCTTCTGAAGTTTGGCTTCGAGTTTCACGACTTCTTTTTCGTAGTTGGCGATAGTGATCTCGCTCTCGGCAAGACCTTTCTTATAACCCCCTTGATAGACGCCGAAGGTGTAGGCGGCCATGAAGACCGCCCCGATAATCACACCTAGGAGTTTATTCTGAGTAAACATAGTCTTCAAGAGCCTTAGCGTAACTGACAATCTGCTGGGGATCGAACCCCTGAGGTATCATAACAGGCAACAATACATCAAGAAGATGAAGCCGTGCGCTGGTTAGTGACCAATCATCTTCTTCATATTCAGTCGGTTCAGTAACCTCAGTAAGAGTACAACCAAAGCCTACGTAAGGTTCGCTGACCCAATCGCCGTCATCGTCATAATACCCGTAACGCTTACCCGTCATAACTAGGTCTCCCTATTTCAACGATTTCACAAACACCGCCAGAACACGCCAATTCCTGACTACCCGTCGTGCTGTCTTGTTTCTCAAATTCAGAGAGCTTAGACCAATCAATGACAGGAGTGGGATGTTCCTCTAGGAACTTCTCGTACTCTTCTTTTGTGACTTCTTGGTACGGGGCTTGTCGGTATGTCCCTCCGTCATATGGAAGGAAACTAACCCCCGAGAGCTTATCGAAATGGTCATAGACCCAAGCTCCAACCTCGAACCATTCGTCTTCTTTAACATTGATAGTAGCTGATGGCTTATGCTCGCACCAGTTATCTTGAAGGTGTTCCCACAGGTTAAGGGCTTCAATCGCAGATTGATTATCACGAGTTACTGCTCCGTCTGGGGATTTGATAGGGAAGTAGAAGACTGAGGTGCTTTCCTTAGCCATGTAATCTTCTTCCCAATAAACTCCTTCACTCTTGAGAAAAACTGTAAGAGGGTCTTTATTGTCCGCACGGACAGTACGGAGATAATAAGGAGAGTGTCTAGTATGCAAACCACTAGCGCTATTAACAAGCTGAGAGACAGTACCAGAGGGCTTAACACAAGTCGTCGCAACACTCGGGTTAATTCCGAGACGAGCTGCCCATTCGGCATTCGTGTCCACCACTGTCTGCCTGAGCTGGGCCAATACATCAGCGTCTCCCAACAGTGGGAGGTTGTCGCAGACGCCTGTGAGAGACACCCCAAGAAGACGTTCTTCATTGCATGTATCCTGCCATTTCTTTCTCAGGTATTTGAAGTCTGTGAACGTTGACTGGATTGTGCCAAGAATAGCAGCGATCCGAGCCTTTCTCTTAAGGTCGTCGAAGCTATCAGTACTTCGGACAACGATCTCTGTAAGGTTACAGAACTGAAAGGGCCGTAGGATAATTTCGCTGCAAGGATTAGTGCCGAATTCAAATGACTCATCGCGGCGTCCGTTTCTAGCAGCAATTCGCTGACAGGCGTATCTGCTAAAAAAGCCGGGCTCTCCTGATTTACTGTCATACAACTCTTTCCACTTCTTCATAAAGAAACCCATGTCGGGCTTCCTGTTCTCGTATACTGCAGAGTTGTTAGCAAGGCGACGATGCCCTGCGATATCCCACCAAGCCCCTGACTTTGACGTGCTCATCCTGTCGTCGGTACAATCAAAAAGAGAGATCATAGCAGAGCGACGTACACCACCTACGACAACGATGTCGGCGATCTTGCACATCAGGTCGTGGCACTCAAGTGAAGTCAGACGACGTCCACTCGCGCCTTGAAAGAGTCTAACAGCGAAGTGAAAAAGGTCATCCAAAGGCTCGGGTCCTGAAGCACGACCTCCGAAAGTTCGAAGTCTCGCTCCTGCAGGCCGAATGCGGCTAAGGTCCCAGTCGGGGATTTGACCAGCAATGAGTAGGGATACAAGTTCACGGAATCCTTTGGCCCATCCCTCTTTACTATCTGCAACGACAATGCAAGAAGAGGTTCGTTCGAAAGACTCTGAGATTTTTGGTAACTCATCTATGTATTTACTTTCTACTGAGTAGCCTACCCCTGTACCGTTGAGGAGTATTAACATCGCCTCATCAAAACTCCTAGGGGAGTCGACAGGGAGATAGGCACAGTTATAACTACATACATCATTCTTATCTAGGGCGGCGCCTGCCGTCATAAGACTACGCATACTCGGCATGACATCTAGGTTGTAAATAGCCGTGTACAATTCTGTGGCTTCGTCATCAGTGAGATGTACTCGTGCGTTATAATAATTAACGAGACGCGCAACAGTCTCGCCCCACTCTTCACGCCGGTTCTCGTCTTCTAGCCATCGTGCATAGCGTGACTTATAGATGAACTCTTCGTAGACCGAAGGGAAAGGACTATTCAACGACTACTACCTCCACACCTGCTTTTAAGGATCGTTCTATCATATTTTTAGTACCAGCTCCTCCACGGAAAGCGATAACAAGATCGGGCTTACCTTCATCAAGCATTTGTTGATTACGGATATGTCCTGCGCTTTTACCATACTGTTCCCAGTCTGCTGGGAATTCTATCACATGGGCGCCTTGACGACGACCATAGTTCGCCGCCAATGTGTCGGCACCCCGAGCTTTACCTGCAATTAACGTATCTTCAGGACCATAAATATACTGGGCTAAAGTTTCTTCAAGAAGAGTAACGTCTTGAAAATTACGACCACCGCAAACAAGCACCCTCAATTCAGCATCCCCTTATGCTCCTCAGGGAATGGCATCAATTGTAGAGGCCACTCCAACTCTTGTGGTTCCGATACAATGATCTTGTCTCCACAGACTACAGTGATAGTTTCGTGAGTGATAAGGCCGTCGTCATCCTTTACGAACTGGGTAACGATCCCCACCCTAGAGGAAAGGAACTTCTCGAAAGCCCGGAGACATTCTTCATCCGTCCACGTCTTCAAGCCCTTATCGATATTCTGTGTCGTCTTCTTGAAAATATTCATCAACATCCTTATTCTTGTTCTTTTTCTTTTTGGAGGGTACGACCCTCTGATGGTATTTCACATCCAACAAATCTTTAGCGACATGGTTACGACGCCTTTGACGACGTCGCTCCTTGTCAGGCAGCCTTCCGATGCCTACCATGCATTAACTCCTGATACCTTTCTAGGAAAAGTTTCTTGGCCTTAGAGGGCACGAAGCCTTCGATGACGACATCGGCTGCTGCAATCTCTGTGTGCCATACGTTGTCAGGCACGGGAGCAATAGCCAGTCTCTCGGCCTTATAGAGCATCTTATCGGCTAGGTGAATAGCCTTAGGAAACGGATAAGGTATATCGAAAGACGAAGCTATTGCAGACTGGACACGGTTTTCAATCGTCCTGTAAGACGCACACATAGCCTTGAGAGGGCTTGGCATGTCGCCGACAAAGGCTTCGGAAGCGTCATGAAGGAGACCGCAAAGAGCAAGTTTAGCAGGAACCACTCTACTGACAAGAACTGAATGTTCAGCAACCGAATAGAACTTACGGCTATGACCCCCATAACGACAGAGATTAGATAGTGCGTGAGCAATGACTTCGATATCGAAAGTATATCGTTCAGGGTGATTGTAGTCAAAGAACTGTCCGTCCTTGGTAGAGATGGCGTATTTAGGTTGAACCAATTTCTTTGTCCTTAGTTTCTAGAAGCATCTCTAGTCGCGCCAAGGCGTTCCATGCCGCATGAGCGGCATGTAGAAGTCCACTATCAGGGTCCAGAACTTCTCCTTCTGCTTCGTAGATGAGGTGTCGTACCATTGCATCAGAGTATCGATTAAACCCGTCTGGTACTCCGCGCCATCCGTTCCAAGCATACTTAGAAGCACCGAAAGCGGACACTCCGGCAACTGCGCTAATTGCCCGAGGGAAGTATGAAACTGCCCCGCGAAATACAGGAGATTTTCCTCCGTCATATTTGATAGCGCCCTTGGCGACGTCTTCTTCCTTGTCATTGGTAAATTCTTTCGTCACTGTATTAAGCCTCGTAGTCGTAGATTTGGAGATCATCGAGTTCAATAAACTCGGCATAATCAGCATCACCATTTAGTTCGTCTTCCCAGAAGGTATCTGCCTTGTCGAGGGGGACTAGAAAATAATCCCCACTCTCTGATTGCCTAATTACATAGATGTCACGATCGTCAGGCAACTACCTTCTCCCGCTTACCATCCTGCCAAGAACCACATTCCTGACACTGAAGTCGCTGGATACGGAAGGACTTAGTCCTACGATAGCCACGAGAGTGAAGGACTTTGCCGTCACATGCCCCACAAGCACCGCGCTCACCAAGGAAGGGATGGTTCTTGATATAAGGCTTGATCTTCTTATAGAGCTTGACAAGAAGCTTGCTGTCTTGGATACAGTACTTCTTCATCCGCTCTTGGGCTTTCACGTCCCCATCCATGACTGCCGTCCAGAGCGGGAAGCCTTCGTGCTTGACTTTATTACCTACCTTCAAGAAAGGACCAATAAAGGCGAGACGGTTCATAACGAAACCGAATTGCTTCACAGTCTTCAAGAGATCGATAGACGTAGGAGGCGGTGGCGGAGTAAGACCGGCTAGGACAAACTCACCCATCGCCTTCTTGTTGTCGTACTTATCGCCGTTAAACGTGATCAAGACGTCGGCCCATTCGAATAACTTGTGGAGTACCTTGACCATTTCAAGATGGCCGTCACCCCATTCTGAGGCGAAGATGACTTCTCCGGTGTCGCCCTTAATGGCAGAGAAACACAGAAGACCACCCGGATCAATCAATTGATCTGGAGATACGTTCTCGTCATACATCCGCCATACATAAGCTTTGGCTGGCTTCCATTCGACGTCATAATAAAGGATGTTTGGTTTAGAAGAGGGGTTCGTTGTCAAAATATCGCTCCCATAGGACTTCTTTTTCGTTATCGTAATCGATGAGTCCGATTTCATTTAGGAACCCGTAGACGGCAGAGGCCACCTGTTCGGGTTCGTTGTTATCTACTACGATATCAGCCAACTCTTCTTTAAGTTTCTTAAGGCCTTTATCATACCAGTCGTCAGTCATTATTTCTTTTTCCTTTTGACTGTCTTCTTCCTCTTCGGGACGAACCAGCCTGTTCCTTGATCGACATAATCGGCCATTCGCCGCAAGAGTGTACCGTCTCTGTGGCGTCCGATGACACGGTGGTTGCAATACGCACAGAGGAGACCTCTAATCTCACCAGTGGCATGGTTATGGTCTACCGCCAACCGGGTCTTGAATTCTGTCTGAGGCCGATCGCATAAGGCACAACAACCTTTCTGTTTATGAAGCAACTCGTTGTATTGTTCTATCGTTATGCCGTACTTCAGACGAAGATGAGACCGTCTACCGGCATCACTCATTCGTAGTAACCACCTTCTTCAAGGCTTTCGGAATACCACTCCCAGTTATCTACGCCACCCGCCTCAAGACACTGCAGTTTTTTCTCACTATCAAGAAGCTCTTTATATCGTTCTTCTGTAATCTCTATCATTCTACTGGACCTTTGACTTCCGGGACTTCAGGTTCTTTAACGACCTTTGCCAGAAAGCGCGGACCTGTCGAGTATAGAAAGGTACGAATACCATCGCGACAACGGTACTTATGCTTGCAATAAGAACAAGGAGTATCCAACTTGAGATTACCAGACTTACCGTCTGGAACAAGTTCGTAACAATACGAAGGAGGTTCTGCAAGGTCGACGACTTTCTTTAGATGTTCAATCCTCTCCGCAGGAGGGTGGGCTTTGATGACAGGGGCAGAGAGACGAGAGATACAGATGTCTCCCGAGACTTTGTCTTGTGCCAACCACGCCGCACTCTGACCGGGCGTCAAGACAGAGGCGTAACCAGATAGCTGCGCCACATAACCGAAGGGATCGTCTGCTACTACTCCTTCGTCTTTGAACTTCTTATATCCGTAAGGAGAGGCAGATTTGACATCCACCACGACACCATCAATGATCGCGTCAATGTGCCCCTTGACGCCGTTGACAGATACTTCGGCTTGTTCTTGTTCGACGGAATGGCCTGCCTCCTTGGCTAAGAAAAGTAGTAACTGTTCGATGACGTCGCCATACATGAACTTCAGGTACGTCTTTGGGGTTAGCGGCTCTTCTTTATCTGGCTCGGGATGGGCGTCGAACCATGCCTGTCTGTCCGGCTTACCCAGAGCGGAAAACCGAAGGGAGGTTGAAGGTCTCTCGTATTTTGAGAGTCGTTCTCGCATGAGTTGTTTGAGGTTCTCTGCAAAGGCAGAAAGGTTTTCTTCGTTACACTCATGATGTACCCCGGGGTTAAAGAGTTCATAGATATCAGAAGGCAGGGTATCTAATGTCTTATCAGGCAATATCGTCTTCCTTCTGTTCTACTAGATCAATAACCTCTATTGAGTTTTGCTCCCTCGTAAACAGGCGACAATTCGGTACGCCTTGAACTGGATGTTCTTCAGGGAAAATTGAGAGGACTTTATAGGCCTTTCGATGAGCCTCTGCCTCTGACTTAGCGAGGACAGTCAAGTCTATTGTGTCGGTTACGGTACGTCGTACTGTTCCGATCATCTGAAAAGTTTTCATAGTACTCCATTAAAAATGAGGGGCTTCCACCCTCTGCGGCAGCTCTAGAAGCGCCTCTGTGGCAGAACAGGCCGAGACTTCCCTCGCTGTACACGGAACCACACCGTGCCCACCCTTAGGTGAGAACCTCATATTGGTCTGGACGGCAGGGCTCGAACCTGCGACAACGGGCATCCAAGGCCCGGACTCTACCTACTGAGCTACGTCCAGTTAAAACATGCCCACAACGACTACCGGACGAACCACTGGTGTCTGTCGTTCTTATCTTCATTCACTGTCATGTTTCTCATCCGTTCGATGACAGAGTGGGCGATTACTGGTGAAAACTGTGCGGGCTTCATTGTCGCTCTTGCTGTAGCTACCCCGCGATCTCCACAGGTCAGCCGGGTATGGCAGGCTTCGCAGTTTTCTTATGTCCTGCACTTCCCACCCGGTCTACCTACGCCGCCATCTTCCAACGACAAGCTTGTCGATGATACTCTTTGATAGCGGGCCTATTCAAGTTTACCTTACGTGTTTCATACAAAAGATTTGAAGGTTTGTTATTGAGACTGTTTTCATCTTTATGAGAAACGTCGAATCCCTCTGGCTTATTTCCTAAGAAGGTTTCTGCAATCAAGGTTGCTACTTTGTAGGTCTTCCGACGAAACACGACGATCTTCCTACTGTAGTTCTTGGACATCTTTTGAGTTGTCCCATACGTAGGGGATAATTGGTTTGTCTTAAAACCACCGTAAGGCATAGGTGTTTGGTAAGGTTCCGAACAAACCCTACCTAAAGAGGAAGCATAGAGGTATTCTACGCTCGGGACCTTAACCCACACTTCCTCAGTCAAAAGGGACGTCGTCGTCGAGATCGTCAAGCTCTGCCGTAGAAGTCTTCTTAGGCTTCTTATCGGGCTTACTCTTACCTTCGGTAGGTCCGTCATAAGCACCAAACTCATTAGAGACGTAAGACACGAGGTCTTCGACACGAATGGCCTGAGTATAAATTGACTTCTTCTTACCCTTACCCCAGTCGACGATCTGAAGCTTAACCACTACACGAGTACCGTTACCGAGGAGTCGGTCATCCCAAGCCTCGTTGTTCTCGTTATAGATGCGGATAGGCTCATTCTTATCGCCGTCCTTGGTGAACTCCGACTTCTTAAGACGAAGGAAATCACCCGGAATGGGGTCCTTGGCCTCCTTCAATCGATCGAGAAGCTTGGCCTCTTTCAGGAAGGTTACGTCGTCAGGGACGAAATCATAAGACCATTCTCGCCCATCGCCTTCGTAGTTGTCACGAGGGGTTCCGATGATCTTAGCCCAGTAAACCGTACCGGGTACAAAAACTGTGACACGTTCTGCCATTCTATTATTTTCCTTTGTAAAATTTCTTAGATAAGGTGTTTAGTACTCTATACCTTATACACCTATTATACCAGATTTTGTTCAGATGTCAAGAGAAATCGTATCGATATCTTCTGGTTGCGATAAACTCTCTTCACAGTATTTATCGTACTCGTCCCAGAACGGTTTATTCTGTATCTCCAAAAAAGACGCAATCATCCTAAGACTAGACGTATCGTAAAAGCCTTTATTCTCGGTAGGCCATAACGCCCAACCCAGACAAGACATAGATTCGACTATATCTCCTGCAAGGATAGACCTTTTAAAATAGTCTATGTCTCGTTCAGAGAAGGCATCCATTCCGGGCAAACCCCAATCGACTTTATCCAGATTAGAGGCATACTCTTTTTGCTCTTCTTCAGATAGACAATGCATATGTAATATTCTCATACTTGTCTACGGCTGCCTGACCTTTAGGCGTAACCATACCGAAGTCATCGATATAGCCAGCCTCGTATAGGCCTTCTCCTATCTCCATGTAACGAGAGCCTTGAGTATCGCCTAAGCGTCCCTTCAAGAAGAGGTAGTCGTCTTTAATCAGTTCCATTTTTCATATACTCCACTAGTTTCTGTAATTCTTCTAAATATGATCTCTGTCCTCTCTAAATACTCTTACCATAGGTTAATGAGTTTCGCTCCAAGTCTTTCCGATTTTGGCTGTTGCATCCAACGGGACATTAAGTCCAAGGTGTTCTCCAGCCTCACGAATCGCCTGTACACTTCTTTCCGCGTGCCTCTGAGAGTCTTTAGGGTCAACGTCATACTGGACTTCGTCGTGGATGTCACCGACCTTGAGAGAGTCGAGGCCGTCTCGTTTAATGTACTGTTCAAGAATGATGGCTCCAAGAGCCATGACGCGGGCACCTCCACCTTGTAGACGGTAGTTAAGCGCCGCATGTGGGCTTGGACAGACCACGAGGGACCCGTCGCACAAAGCGATACGTCCTCTTCCTTGTTCATCTATTACTTCCTGCATGACGTCGGAAAGGCCAAGACGTTCGAGGAATTCGGTACGTACTTTGGCTCCTTCCTCGATGGACGATCCAATGATGGAGGCGACTTTCTTGGCTTGGGCTCCGTATTGTATCGCATAGAGAAGTGTCTTAGCCATGGGCCTACTGATACCCACGACGTCGGCGTTATACTGATGAGGATCACCTTCTACGACTTGCTTTGTGAACTCTGGACGGTTAAGGTAATGGGCGAGCATCCGTAGTTCAAGACCAGCCGCGTCAGTTCCCACAAGCACTCTGCCGGGTCTCGATGTCCAGAGATCACGAGCCTCATACGTGTAGTACCCCGACTCTCCATAAAGAACTCCCCCGTCTTTCGCGACTCGTACCGCTGGAATATTCGCTGTATTTGGTGCTTGATGTCGGAGTCTGAGGGTGTCGGCAGTGAACAGGCGACCGTGTATGCAATGGGTTTCTTCATTCCAGTTATCCATCCAAGTCTTAACCATGTTACCACGGCCATTGATAGACATCCAGAGGGCAATCATCTTGACCTCAGGTACGTCATGAGTCTCTAAGAACTTCTCCAGAGAAGGAGACAGCTTGCCTTTGTCGAAAGGCTTAGGGTTTCCTGCCGGAGTAAATTCTTCTGGTTCCCACCCTAGCTCTGTAAGTTTATCAACTCTTTGTTTAGGGCTTCCAACTGAGAAAGGGACGTCTTCAAATGCGTGATATAGTCCCGATTCTCCTTGATCCATTTCAATCTCGTAGCGCTCTCGGTCTTTGAGATAGATTGCCGAATATCCTCCAGACTTCGTACGTGACTGTCGAGTAGCGATACGAACGTGCTCAGCGGGAAAAGCCCTTCGGATGTCATTCTCTAACTCCTCTTCTCGACGTCGAAGCGTCTGATAAAACTCTAGAGCACGGGGGTAGTCGAAGTAAA